TAAAATAGGGTTGACCGCCCTGCTTTTAATGATTTGTTTCCCAGTACATCTGCGGTGTAACTAGGATTTACCTCGTCTGTGATGTATGCTCTCATACCCATTTCTTAAACCTCCTGAATGACCTTTACAATGTTTTGAATTGGATCTGATTCTAAATCGCCCAATTCATCCTCTACTACTTGTCTGCGTTTCTCTCGCAGTCTTTCAGGGTTTGCCAATTCATTATTAATCGTTTCCTCAATGTTACTTAGATCTGTGTAAGTAACTCCATCTGTTCTAATCATTTCAATACTAGAATAATCAACCCCACCATACTCTCTATACTTAAACCCATCCACCATTACCACAGGTACATCCATTGCCATTGCCAGCAATTGAAAAGTGCCTTCCTCTATTCCTACTACACAATCCACCATCTTTAATAATTTAATGGAATCATCTATATGGGTGAGATTCTTAGGTAGGGTTGCTACCACATCACCTATATAGAGTTTTTTGTCATGTGATCCGACTATCTTGGAAATCAATCTCCAGTCCTTGTTCAGAACATGATAGGGAATCACCTTTTCGGTAACACAGGAAGGATCAACTATATAACTGTGCCATTGATGTCTGAGATTTTCTTCGTGTTTCTCTACTACTTTTTCAGCATTTTTAAGCTCTAGCTGCTTTAATTTAAAGAATGTCCGGATGTTAATCGGTTCTTCATGCTGTGTGATAATCGGCACAAAAGTAATATTCTTACCATCATGCTTTTCTTTTTTCTTGAGTTTCTTGATTAAAGGTGAACCTGTGATTACTGCCCTATCTCCGTAACCTGCTTTCTTGAGGTTATCGTATTCCTTCTGCCCCCAGCAACAAAACTTAGTCGCTTTCATTGGGAACTTATTAGGTGGTAAGTAATCTCTGGTAGCACCTCTACCATGTTGAACTACTACTACTGGCTTATTCATAAAATCTTCATTGATTTTAAGTAAGTCCAGAGTGTCACCCCTTACATCCTGCCAAAGCAAAAGAACATCTGCATCTCTTGCATCTTCTACTAACTCTACCTCTTTCTTTACATCGAGTAATACATTGTTAAAATCAATTGCATAGACTTTCTTCATTAAAACTCCTATTTACTAAATCGCCCAAATCTTCTGCCTCGACCTAAACCCCTTCCTTTACCCTGTCCTCTGCCGACTCTGTCGGCTTTAGCTGTTGCATCACAATTCTTTCCTCTACCTAATCTTCCTGTTCCATCTCTCGCTGGCATTTTTACTCCTTTCCTATAAAAGTTTTTTAATTATTGCATTATCAGAAACATCATTTAGAACTGTTACACCTGAACAAATGGTACAGTTCTTTCCGATCTTTACCCCTGTCTGAATGTTACATCCGATTCCTATTAAGGTTTTCTCACCGATAGATACGCTAGAACCAATATTGCTACCCACAGAGATAAATACACCATCTTCAATATTAGTGTCATGTTCAATTGTTACATTGCTGTCTAAGATACAGCACCTACCAACCTTAGTCCTAGCACCCACCATGACAAAAGGTTTGATAAGAGTGCCAATACCTATCTCAGCACTCCTGAATATATGTGCTTTTCTGTGAACTAATCTTATAAGTCTGTGCTTGTTTAATACTGATAAGCGAACATTGTTATCAAAGATAGCCGGGGCTATTGGATAGCCACCATTGTACTCATCTAGCTTTACACACCCCTCTTTGAAATCATCAATGAAACAAGCTACTTCATGTCCACATTCCTCTGCTATCTCAGCCCAAAGTTTTCCTCCATTTCCAGCTCCATAAATCGCTATTCTCATATCTTCCTCCAATAGTATCTACTGTCCTCTACAAACAAAACTGGGAAGGGAGCATCAATAGCTTCCTTTAACAAAGACTTTACATCTTCCGAAGGTGTGGGGTGTATCACCTTCATTATGTTTTTAAAAATGAAGTCTAAGTCTTGGGTATGCTGGAAGCCATAATCATCCTTCCCTATAGTGGTTCTTATTGTTAAGTTTATAGGTTGCCAATGTTCGTTGAATTTAAGGGCATGATTGAATATCTGATCCATGCAGAGAGTCATGAAATCATAAAACATGATCTCTACTACTGGTTTAAACCCTTGCATTGATAACCCTGTACCTACCCCTATAATCGCTGCTTCCGAGATCGGCATGTTTCTTACTCTATCTGGGTACTTAGTAGATAAGCCTTTAGTAACTCTAAAACATCCACCAAAAGGATCACAGATGTCCTCACCTAAAAGGATCACCTTGTCATCCTCGGCTAACTTCTCATCCAAGGCTTCTCTTATGCAACTGATAAAATATCTCGGCTTTTCCATAATTCTTTTTCTTCTTTATCTCTGTAATCAGGATCACTCGGAGAATGTCCACATTGTCGGTAACAATCTACGAGGTGAAAACTTGGAGTAATAGATCTAACATCCCAAGGATTCGCATGGCGTAAACCAAAAGCATGGAAGCGAGCATTAATTGAACCAGATAGATTATCCTCAACCCTCGTGGACATGGCATATCGGTTATTCTCAATAACAAAGACAATAGGTAACTTAAACAAAACAGCAATGTTAAGACTTTCATATAACACTCCTTGTCCTAAAGTTCCATCTCCAATAAAATTCATTACTATGTTATCCTTACCTTTGAGCTTTAATCCCCATGCCATACCACAGGCTATCGGTGCAAAACCGCCTTGGATGCCATTGGCATAAAACCTATCTTTTCTAAAGATATGCTGGGATAACATCTTCCCCCCATTAACACCAGATTCTAAACCTCTCAATTCATCCTCTAACCCTTGAAAATCTTGTGTTAAAGCCAAATAATGACTATGATTTCTATGGGTAGAACAAACTATGTCGCCTTCCTTCAACTGAGAAATCAAATCCACAGAATGAAACTCTTGTCCTATAGACAAATGAACTGTTCCTTTAATCTTTTTTTCTTTGTAGAGTTTATGAATATTACATTCAAACTCTCTTATTTTCTTTGCTAGATCTATTTTGTCTTTAAAGTGCATTTCGATAGCTCTCTAACTGTCTTATTGACTTAACCAATAATTTCATCTCATAGGGTTCTAAACTACAGGGCTGATCGCAACCACTTAACTTGCGTGTAGGTGTAAAGTGTTTCTCGATCATAACTGCACCCAAACTTACAGCTTTAATAGATGCCCAGATTCCGGTAGTATGATCTGAGAACCCCATAGGGTGCTTAAATAGCTCCCCTAGCTTAACCATCCTTCCAAAATTTAAGTCAGTAATCTTGGTAGGATAATTAGGCACACAGTACATAAGGGTTACTTTGTTATTAGATAATAAAGACAATGAACTCCTTATCGCTGGTGTAGGGTGATTACCTGTAGATAAAATTACTGGTTTACCAGTCTTGGCGATCTTCTTTAGTAGGATATGGTCTGTCAAAGATCGAGAAGCTACTTTGTACCTCTTAACTCCAATATCCTCTAGTAACTCAACTGCTTCCTCATCAAACGGAGAAGCAAACCATTCTATAGGTGAATAGTCAGCTAATACTTTTAGGTCTTTATAGGAGAACTCTCCTCGCTGGCTATCCTTATATGTCTTGGCATATACATTGCCATCGTAAAGTTTGTCTGTATCGTAAACTTGGAATTTCACAGAGTTCACACCTGTTGCACAGGCAAGATCTATCTGTTGTTTAGCAATATCTACATTGCCACATGCGTTAATACCGCACTCTGCAATAATATAAGTTTTCATAAGAATATAATCCCCTGTTCTATGAGCATACGAACATTTAAATAACTACTAGTCTTTTTTATGTTTTCAAAATATGTTAAATAACGAGCTAAGTTTCTATTAACATCTATCCATAAATCATTCTTATCAAACATAATGAGGTCTGTTTTGGCTGCCTTTACTATGTCTGTAGTCTCTCTATCCCTATTGATGTTTCTATTTTAGGTACTAAGGTAATTCTTGGATTGAGAATATATCTTAAAGCAGCTATTGAGTCTGGGTTCTCTGCATTAGAGATGGCAAAGTAATAAACCCCCTGACTTTTGTTACATAGATTTATTGAATCCTGAAGGCTTATTTTGGTAAAAGGGTACTTCTTCCTGCCTTTAGGATAATCAATGAACAACTTGTGTTTAGGGCTTTTTAATACTTTTACCAACTTAGCCTTAGTATCTGTCCAAGCCAGATTAACCCTGATAACTGCATCATCAGGAATCGGAATATCGTAATTACGCAAGTTGTTTGAATACAACTTCATTAGACTTTTTATAATATTTTAGTATCTTTTCTCGTTCCCCATCGGAAAGCAAATCAAAACCATCATAGGGCTGTTTATGAAAATTATTTTGGAAAAACTCTCTTAAAAGCAGTTTATCTTCCTGATTTATGCCCTCTACAGAAAGACAAGCCTTCATTAAGGCTATCCCTTTTTTAGAAAGAGCAGCGTTAACCATCTTTGGTTGGATAGGTTTTACTTTAAAACCCACCACATTACCCACCATTTCAAGTACCTTTCCCTTGGCTAACTCCCAAGAAAAAACAAATACATTATCTGTACCAAAAACATCTGTATAGCTTTTAACAAGCCTATCCCAATGATAATTGTCCTCATGAAGCATCCCTATAAACTCTTTAAAACTAAAATTCCAACCCTCTTTGATCTTCTGATAATAAAGAGATTCGATATATGTATCTTGGCTTCTTAAAAAAAGTATGATTTTGACATCAAAATCTGTGGTTATTTCATTAAGGTCTTTTGCGATAGCCCCTACATTACTATGTCCATTTATGGAATTACCAGATAACCCTTCAGCAATTATAAATATCTTATCTAGGGGTTGCTTCTGATAGGTCTCATTAAACAACATCCGAAAAAACTTTATTGAGCCTTTTCCGGCAGGACACACATCCATAAGATAATCACCAAACACAGATTTATCGTGATCGTATAAAACGCCACAGTCTTTTAACTGATTATGCGATACATCCAAAACCTCTTGAAGATAGGTAGTTCCTGTTCTTGCTGTTCCTATATGAAAATAGATTGTCTTTTTCATATCTTCTTGGTACTGATCCTAAATTTAGTAAATGTGTTGAAAAAGTTATTGATTAAATCTTTATTTTTCCAATACTCTGGAGGTCTAGCATAGTAACAACATAAAGGTACATGCCCTTTAATACCCCACTTAGCTTTACTATTGGGATTCCAATGTGTACCCTCTTTGAAAAACTCTCTATCAATCCTCACCTGCTCTAAAGCATCCTTAACATCTCTGGGGTGCAGCTTTAGAATCTGCTCGAACTCCATTTTCTCTCTATTGAGAGCTTCAAAGACTAGCTCACTCTGAGTGATGTCAACATCTTTTCCTTTGCTGTTTAGTAGTTTTGAGAGAACTTCATACTTTTCTCTCTGCATCCTTTTTTCTTTTGCGGTTAAGTTGATCCTCTGAACTTCACCGGGATCAGGATTTCTGAAATTAAATGAATTACTCATATTCTCCTTTAAAAGTAGAGGGGGCATAAAGCCCCCCCTATTAATTTACCTATGCAGATGTTGCAAAGGCTGAAAGTAAACCTGCTGATTTTTCGTTGAGATCTTCAAGTGTGTATTCGGTTACGATCATTGCCCTTGTTCTATCACCATCTTTTGCAAGAGGTTCTACTTTAGGTTTTCTTAGGTAAGCAAGTTTCCACTTATCCTGTTGTAGGACAGCTACCTGACCTGCACCCATATACCTATCAAGTACGATTTCGATAGTTCCGAAATCACTCTCATAGATGGTTACGAAGTTGCGTAAGCGACCTTCTTTACCCGGATCTATGAATCTGGTGTTAGAGGTAGCAAAACTAGAAATTCTGCGTTTGTTGTACCCACCTGTGTAAGCTACATCAGGTTTTCCACCAGCATCAAAGATGTCCTCTAAGATGTCATTGAACTTAGTTTCAGTTAAAGCACAAGCATTACCTGAACCAGTCAATCGGTTAGTTTGAATAGAGTCTATTGCACCTCTTAACGCCCTTGCACCAGTTGCACAAACAGTACCCATACCACCTGTTGAGGTAGTTGAGTTTAAGCAAATTTGCTCCATCCAGATCTTTACGATCTTCATAGCTCTTTCAAGCTGATAGGCATATTCACTATCAACACCATAATTGGTGATTGCCTGTTGTGTTCCTGAGATACCAAAAGTGTAAGCACTAATTTGGGTGTAGTTTCCTTTTCTAACTCTAGCTGTTAAAGCCTTGTTTGAAGGTATATCACCTTCTGCTACTGCTCCACCTGTTGCTGTTCCGCTATCCAATGAGTCGGTTAACCACTCATGGTATTTAGCGAAACATCTACCTACTGCCAAACGAGTCAAGAAAGGTGTTTCATCTGGTGAAATCTGTGTGATAACATCCAGAACATCCTCTGCTGCACCTGCTGTGGCGTTGTAGGTTACGAACTCATAAGCACCGCCTGCCATTCTTTAATCTCCTATTCTATGTTAGGGATATGCCCTCTAAGTTTCATTGCTCTGGTAAAAGCATCTCGACTTCCGGTTCGTTTGTACTCTGCCCAAGCCTTTTCAGCTTCTACCGCCTTGGTTGATTGTTTAGGGTGTACCCCATCTGTTGACACTAATTGTTTTTTCTGTTCCCTTCTGAGTTGTGCATTTGTTAATTTAACCTTGTTCTTCAAGGTTCTAGTCTGGGCTATACCCAGATCATAAGCAGCCATTTTCGCAGCAGCCAAGACACCTTCCGGATTATCCTGTAGATGTTTATACTTATTCATGTACTTTCCAATCTCTTTTGTCAATTCATCGTTTAAATCCCAATCAAGATTGCCAGCACCATCCTTAGTAAAACATTGAGGAAATTTTGCTGCTACTTCAGACATTGCCTGTCCTCTTAGTTGATTTTCTGTAGCTTGTTTTTGGTTCTGACTGTAGTAGTCTTTTATTTCTTGCTGTCTTTCCTTTTTCTCCAGTTCATCAATCTTGTTAAGCACCCAGATTTTATTCTCTGTTGGTGCTTCTGGATGATCGTGAATCCATGCTTTCAGTTGAGCTTTGTTGTATTCCGGCTCTTGCTTTTCTTTTTGTGTCTGCGAATGTTCAGTAAGGGTTTGTTTGAGCATATCAGGTAATGTATCTTTGAGCTGGTTTATCTTCCTTAATGCCTCCTGTGCCACATTTAAGGCTGGTACTCCCCTCTCATCTACCTCTTTACTCTCGAAATTTACCTCTGGAGAGTCAGAGGATTGCTCTTGCCCTTCTTGCTGCTCTTGTTGAGGCTTGTCGCCTTCCCCAAACACTTCTTTTACGACATCTTCTGCACTTCTCTGTTCCTTCTGCTGTCCTTCTTGTTTTTGTTCCTCGCCTGTGGATGATTCAGGCAGTACATCCTGCTGTTGTTCAGCCATAAAAACACCTCGTAGTTTTACGCACTACTGCGTTAAATATGTATCCCTCAAAGATGTCAACCTGTTTCCCCAGCCTTGGGCAAACTTGCCATACTTCTCAGGATTATTTTCAATTAAGTCTTGAAGGAATAACTCCCTCTCATCTATAAGTTCTGCAATCAAAGCATCTTCACCATTAGCTTTGATATATTCCTCGACTGCTTTTTTTGTATTCTTGCCTATAATGCCATCTGGTACTGAACCTACTATGTCTTGTAAGTTACTTACCGCTTTAGGTACACCTGCGTTATAAGCATAATCAAACAACACCGCAGAAGTCTTTTGAGGTAATGTATCGAGTTGCGGTTTCTTGTAATATTCGTGATAAGCAAAGTTTCGTACATCACCATAAGAGAGATCTTCTACCGATCCTTGGGGCATACCCTTTTCTGCTGTATAGGCATCCCATGCCCTTTGAGTTACCCCATGATTAGAGATACCGCTATCTCCGACTTCATTCTTATCTACTCCACCTTCATAGGCTAGAGTTGCCGGAAGGATATTAGCGGTAAAGTTATCGATTGTGTTTGCGTACATATAATTACCCATGTTTCTCCTTAATCATAATCGTACTGCCCCTCTGGTATTTCGTTATCTACATCCAAGGTGAAATTCTCTTGAGGATTATCTACCCTCTCTAAGAAGTCTATTGCGTTTTTCCTGTTTGCAGCATAATCTTCAACCATAGCAAGTAACTTGTCAGCAGCTTGAAAAGTGATCCTTGCTTCCTCGAACTCATGTCGTCTAGGAGATAAGTAGGCTAACTTAGCCCCTATCTCATCTCGATAGATCTCTAAATCCCTTTTTAAGATCCCCCAGCCGACTGTATGAGTCATATTGGCTACTGCATCTGCCTCAGCTATGTACTCAATTAGCTCAGGTGCATCACTTGTTGGCTTTGGCTGTTTTGGCTTCCTTTTCCTTGGTCGCTTCGATTTTGTTTTCTTCATTCTTTACTTTTGCTACTTCAATTCCTGTTTCAATCCTGTCTTTTTGATCTTCCATCTCTGCATTTAATATTCTTCCCTGCGGATCTGGTTCTATTCCTAATCGCTGTACTACCTGATCTTGCTCAGGCTCGGTCAAATCATCCATCTTCACTTTCACATCTACTGGAGGAGGTGGTGGCGGTGTGGGTTGAGAGATCAACTCTTGCCATGCCATCTCACCATCATCCTGTAAGTAGCGTTTAAGGATGTTGTAAACATTCATCGGATTTACTACACCTGTCTGCATAACGATTGGATTAAGCAGCATCTGTAGTCTTGCTACTGCTTTCTGAGCTTTTAAAGTAGGGTTGGTGTTTTGATCGTTTCCTCTGCATACCAAGTGGTATTTACCTTGGATCTCATCTCTAGTCATGTGTAGAGGTTCGACTCCTTCACTACCAGATAGTAAAGCAAATACTTCCTCCGGCATGTACTGTTGACAGAGTTCTAAGATCTGAGTAAACATTTCGGTAAGCGAGTTAGTGAATAAAGTTGCATCTAAAGAAAATACCTGTGAAGCAGACTGCTGGTGCATGCCAGCTTCAGAAGCAGTCCTTGGTTGTCTTTTATTAATCATTGACTGTAATGAGTAATCCATCTGTCCTAGATACTCTTGGATTACAGTCTTTAGTAACATCTCCTCTTTTTCATAAGAGTATTCGACATTAGGATTGTTGTTATTCATTACTTGGATAGCATCTTGCAAAGGTGTCATGCCCGGAACTGGAATACCTTGCCCCGGAATGAACTTAACAAGTCTTGGATTAACAACTCCTGATCTAAAAACAAACATCGGAGCATTTCTAATAGTCTGTGAATCTAGTTTTTGGTTATGTTGAGCATCTATCTCTTTTGAGATGTCAGCTAGATGTTCTGGAATACCTCTGGGTGAATACCATCTATCCGATGTAATTTCTGTGTTGAATCTTACGAAAGGAAACTTCTGGTGATCGTAAGGTAATCTTTGCTTGTAAAGGACTTGTTTAAAATCCGGTGCAATGATGATTCTTACTTTCTCATCAACATCATCACCATCTAAATCTCTATGGGTGTATATATCCCAAAGTTTGACTAAGTGTGATGGGTTGTTTAACCTCTCAATACCTTCTTTGGCATCTTCGGTTACTTTAACAAGTTTTTGAGCATCGAGATTTGCTGAACCCATATACTCGATATTGTCAACCGCATCTTTTTCAAAGATCCCTTCTTTGCCTTTATGTTTTAATTCCTCATAAGGCTCAAAGTATTCATGTACGATGAATCTTGCTTTCTGGGGATCAACACCTGTGTCAGTAGGTACATAACAATAAAGAGGATCAACAAGTGAGATTTCCGGTGCATGGTACACTTCGTCTTTCAAGGTAATCTTAACTCTATCTTTTCCAGCTCTAAACTTTGCGAGTGCTTTCTTTAAGTTCTCTATATTGTCAACTAATACTGTTTCTGATGTATCTATGTTAAATTTTTGGATAGCATATTTAATAACTTCTTCTTCCGGAACTGAAGGATCGTATAAAGACAAAGCCTCCTCTACTGGGAGATCTTTAATGTCGTAATATTCTGTATAGGTATGTTCCTTCATTGCCCAGTCAATCTTTAATAGGCAAAACCCTCTCTCAAGCATCTTGTCAGTAACCAAAAGAAGGGTATCGAGGACTTTCATTTTTACATCCACCAACCAATCGAGGAACTTTTCGATCTTTCTTGCTTTCTCTAAATCAGCATCAGTTTGAGGAATAACTTGCATCCGAGGCTTGATGTTTGAGTAAAGCCCTACCAAACCAGCCTTGATCTTCCTTATGTACATTTCGATAGTTGGTAATCGTAAATTAGAGCATCCGGGGTACGGAAACTTTTTAGTTTTCTTATACCGCATCCTCAACCGATAATAGGTATCGGTCTTATTTCTCCAAGTCATAGACTGCTTCTCTGATTGCCCGATCTCTTTCATCAGGTCATCACAGAGAGTTAGATCCTTGTCTATCTTGGATTCCTTTCTTTTTTTCTTTAGTGGCATCTTTACTCCTTATATCCCATAGCCTGTGTCGCCATGATCTTCCTGTTTTTCCTCATCATTGAAGTATGTGTCCTCTTGTTTGTACTCGTAATATATAGGCGATAAGATTTGTTCGGCATAAGCCATAGAATCAACTAAGTCATCCCATCGAGAAGCACCGATAGTTAAAAGTTCATCCTTAGCTTCCTCATGGTTTACTCCGATATAATACTTACCTGCCTCGAATAAAGGCTGTAGGGCAGCTTTGATTCGGTCATATTTCCTCCTCATAGTCGCCCCAGCACCACTCTTAAATACATTTTTTAGCTCGATGAATGGTGGATATAATTTTCGGCTCTCTGCCTTTTGGAGAATTGCTTGGTAAAACCCGGCTTCTGTACCACACATAGGTACTCCTACTCCGGTGATACGACTCTTATGGGCTAACCATAGATTCAATACTGCATCTATAAACTCACCTAATGGTTGATGGGTTCGGATGTAAGTGATTAGGTATCTGTTTTGATCTTGGTCTATTCCAACTAGAGCAGCCACCTTATAATCAGACTTCTCATCATCAGAATAAGCAGGATCAACAGCAATGACACAAGAGAACTGTTTGGGAAGTTTCTCCCAGATTCTAATATGATGAGGCTTGATAGGAGCAGACTCATCAAGAATGGGATCATTAAGATATTCCGAAGCAAAGGCGGTAGATCCGATCTCCTTTTTCCTTGCTTGGAGTTTTTTATGACTCCAAAGTGATTTCCAGAGTTCTTTTCCTTCCTTTTGCTCCCCATCTATATATGCCCTGTATTTTCGTTTATGCCAGTTATTATCGTTATCCAGCATCTCCTGTAGGAGTGCTAAGGGTGATATGATCGTTCCGATCCAAATAAACTGTCCATGTGGTAAAAGAGTGTTCAAACAGGCTTTAAAGATCCAAGTCCGGAGTTTATTTCGTTGTTCCGAGGAAGCAACCGACTCATCTGACTCAATATCATCTAAAATAATTAAATCAGGGCGAAAACCTCGAATTGCAGCCCCACAACCCCTTGCTCTAATATTAGTTTTTTCTTTATTATTAAGAATTAGGTGGGTTTCAGTCCATTTATTAGACTTTAAATCACCAAAATACTTTATTAAAAGAGGGTTCGACTCCATTTCCCTCCGCATTTTCCTCAACCACTCAATAGCCAAACCCTCTGAAGCGGATATAATACATATATCCTTTTTTTTATGGAATAAAGCACACCAGAGAGGGTAAAAAACGCTACAAATCATACTTTTAGCATACCCTCTTGGTGCTGCTATCAGCACTCGCTTCTCATTCTGTACCAGATGATAGATTTCCTTATGAAATTCCGGTACTGTATGTGTTAAATAATGGGGTAATAGATCGGTTATGAATTTTAAGAGATCATTACTCCAAATTTTGTATAGTTTCTTTATTTTTTCTTTATCCATTAAT